ACGTCTCGCATGAAGAACACGAACGTCCTGCGCTCCCCGCCCCGCCCGCCGATCCCGAGTAACTGCACGCCCGCCCAACTCGGCGAGGCCATGGCCGCCGCCAACCTCCAGTCCATCGAAGACCCCGATCAGCGCGCCCGCGCCTTCATGGACGTGCTCACGCGCCTCATGATCGGCACCGTCCGCGACCCCGAGACCCGCCACGACATCATGGAGAGCCGCATGAACGCGGCCATGCGTGGCCGCTCCCGGTGAGCAACCCCGAGACCCTCCTCAAAGCCGCCGAGCAACTCCTGCGCCTCAAGCGCGCAGCCACCTCCTTCCCCGGCTTCGTGGCCCTCCACCGCCCCAACTGGAAGCTCGCGCCCTTCCAGAAGCACCTCGTCCATATCCTCGACAAGTTCGAGAAGGGCACCCTCACCTTCCGCGATCTCGGCGGCCTCCCCGAAGGCTGCGACCCCACCGTCTCCCTCGACACCGTCGTCGAGCGCCTCGTCGTCAACATGCCTCCGCGCCACGCCAAGACGGAGTTCTGCACCAAGCTCTTCCCCGCCTACTACATGGCCCGTCGGCCCACGCGCTTCGTCATGTCCACCTCCTACAACAGCGAGCTGGGCAAGGAGTTCGGGCGCAACGTGCGCGACATCGCGCAAGACGACGCCACCCGGAAAGCCTTCCCCGACTTCAACGTCCGCAAGGACAGCCAAGCCGCCGACGAATGGCGCACCACCCAAGGCGGCGCTTACTTCGGCCTCGGCCTCGGCGGCACCACCTCTGGCCGTCCGGCCACCCTCCTCATCATCGACGACCCCATCAAGTCCCGCGAGGACGCCGACAGCGCGACCATGCGCAACAAGGTCTGGTCCTTCTACACCTCCGCCCTCGCGATGCGCCTCCAGCCCGAAGACGACCTGACGCCCCACAAGCAACTCGTGATCCTCACCCGCTGGCACCCCGACGACCTCGCTGGCCGCCTCATGGAAACCGACGAATGGAAGAACGGCGGCTGGGGCCACATCTCCTTCCCGGCCATCACCCCCGAGACCGAGACCACCCCCGAGGCCGCCCTCTGGCCCGAGCGCTTCCCCCTCGAAGAACTCTATCGGCGCAAGCGCCTCAACGAGCGCGAGTTCGCGGCCCTCTACCTCCAGTCGCCCTACATCGCGGGCGGCAACCTCTTCCGCTCCAACTGGTGGCAGACCTACGACACGCGCATCGAGGCCCTGCCCCTCGTCGTGATCTGCGCTGACACCGCCTTCAAGAAGACCGAGCAGGCCGACTACTCCGTCTTCATGGTGCTCGGCCTCGACAGCCACGGCGACATCTATGTCCTCGACGTGATCCGCGACAAGTTCACCTTCCCCGAACTCAAGCAGAAGGCCGTCAACCTCTGCGCCCGCTGGCGCGGGCGCGGCCTGCGGGGCCTCTACATCGAGGACAAGGCCTCCGGCCAATCGCTCATCCAAGAACTCAAGCGCGAGTCCGGCATGTCGGTGATCCCCTACCGCGTCGTCAACGACAAGGTGGCCCGCGCGAACGCCGTTACGCCCCTCATCGAAGGCGGGCGCGTCTTCATCCCCCAGACCGCCCACTGGCTCGATCCATTCCTCGAAGAAACCCTGCACTTCCCCTCGGGCGCGAACGACGACCAAGTGGACACGCTCACCATGGGCCTCGACATCCTCTCGCGCATGTCGCTCTCCCCCGAAAGCGCGGCCTTCAACGCCCCCTCCTTCTCCTCCCTCACCGAAACCGCCTCGCAATCCCTCGCTCACCTCGGGCGGCCCAAGAAGCTTGCGGCCTCCCTCTGGCGCGGGTGGGGCGAGTAGGACGACCACGCCCACCAAGCACGGCACAACTCGCGCATGAACGCCGTCTCCTCCACCAGCTACCGCTCGATCCCCGCTGAAACCGTCAACCACGATGCCGTCGTGGTTGACCTCTCGCGCTTTGCCGACCAGCTCGTCAACTACGAGGACATCTCCCACCTCCTCTCCGAAGACGAAGAGCAGAAGCTCGTGGCCTACATCAAGGCGTGCCACGACATGTCGCACAGCCGCATCTCGCGGCGCTACGACCACTGGCTCGAAGCGGACCGCGCCCACGACGTGTGGGTTCCCCCCGAAGCCACCGCCTTCCGCGAAAAGGCCGTGATCGCCGACACCCGCGCCATCGCCGACACCGTGCTCACCTACATGATGGCGGCCCTCACGGGCCGCAATCCGATGTTCCAGCTTGAAGGCATGAACCGCAAGTCGCGCAAGGTCGCGCCCGTCTTGGAGCGCGTCCTGCACATGCAGATGCGCCGCACCGGGGCCGAGGCCCGCATCGCCCAACTCCTGCTCGACTCGATCCGCTACGGCTTCGCGCCGACCAAGTGCATCTGGGACGCCAAGGCCAACCAGAACAAGATCGTCAACTTCGACCCGCGCCGCGCCTTCCCCGACCCACGCGTCACTTGGGGCGATTGGGAGAACATGAACTTCATCATCTTCTCCGACTTCCTGCCCTACTCCTCCATCGCGGCCTCGGGCATGTATCCCAAGCTCAAGCACTTCCCGGCCCTCGCGATGCGCCAGAGCGCGCCCGTCAATGGCTGGGCCGGACACCGCCACTACAAGGAGGAAGGCCGAGGTCTCTCCATCGACCCGGCCTCCACGAACACCCGCCCCACTGGCGGTCAGAGCCATTTCTCCCTCGGCGACAACCGCGTCATCGACGAGTCTTGGGTGCGCCTCGCGGGCTACGAGATCGGCATCCCCCAGATCGACATGATCTGGCTCGTCATCACCATCCTCGACGAATCCGTGGTGATCCGCCTCCAGCTCAACCCCTATGGCCAGCAGTTTCCCACCGTGATCGGCGGCCTCCACAACGACAGCCACAAGACCTACAGCCAGTCGCTCTACGACATCCTCCTGCCGATGCACGACATCGCCACTTGGCTCCTGCGCTCGCGCATCGACAACGTCCAAGCGTCCCTCAACAACCTCATCTTCGCGGACCCGACGCAGGTCGCCATCAGCGACCTCATCGACCGCAACCCGTGGGGCGTCGTGCGCACCCTGCCCGGCTCCAAGCCGGGCGACGGCGTCTTCATCTCGCAAATCCCCGACGTGACCCGTGGCCACTGGAACGACATCCAAGCGATGTCCGAACTCAAGCAGCGCGTCTCTGCCGCCTCGGACGCGCAGCAGGGTATGCCGACCGCCGACGGTATCCGCACCGCCACCGAAATCCAGCGCCTCACCCAGCTCGGCAGCCAGCGCCTCGGCGTGCTCTCCCGCATCATCTCGGCCACGACCATGCGCCCGCTCGTCAACATGATGATCGGCAACATCCAAGACGCCCTCGCCTACTCCGGCTCCGTCAAGATCGACCCGGACACCATGCCGAGCCAGCTCTCCGACCTCGTCGATGACGGCTACATCGACTTCGATGTCTCCAAAGACCTGCAAGGCGAAGTCGATTACCTCGTCATCGACGGCACGCTCCCCATCGAACCCACGCGGAACGCCGAGACGTGGATGAACATGCTCCAGATCATGTCCCAGACCGGCCTCAACATGGAATACAAGGTGGGCAAGATCGCCGAAGAAGGCATCCGCGCCCTCGGCGTGGCCGATCTCGACCGCTTCCGCATCTCTCCCGAGGAGCGCCAGCAGGGCATGTCGCCCTCGCAGCAGTTCGCGCTCATGGAGAAGGCCCGAGGCGCGTCCGTCATGCCCCAAGAACAACTCCAGAACGAGGTCCAGAAGGGCAATCTGGTTCCTGCCCGCCAGCAAATGCAGAACGGAGGCCGCTGATGCGCGAAGACCACTTCCAGAAACGCATGGCGGAGCAGATCACCAACATCAACGTCCGCCTCCAAGCCCTCCAGAGCGCGCTCGGCAACGCCGAGACGCGCATCGACGCCATGGGCGCCTCCGACACCGCCAAAATCCGCGACAAGCTCGCCCAAGACGCGACCATGCTGGCCGCCGAGAAGGTCGAAGCCGCCCTCATGCCCGTCATGAACCGCCTGCTGGCCCCCATCCGCGACGAAATGGACGCGATCATGGCCCATCTGGCCCGCATCGACGCCCAGATCGCCCACAACCACAGCGAAAACGCTGTCGCCATCGAAGACCTGCGCCGCCGGACCCGCGAAGAAGTGACCCAAGCCAAGATCGCCAAGGCCTTGTCCGTCCAGACCAAGATCGGAGCCAAGTAAGATGGCCCAGACGCGCCCCACCGGGGAGCAACTCCGCTTCCTGTCGGCCAAGACCGGCGAGCACATCCTCGACGCCTACATGGAGAACGTTGAGCAGGGCAGCCGCACGCTCGGCGACATGATCCAAGACCTCTGGGACTCCTCGACCGGGGCGCTCCGCGCCGATCTCTGGAGTCTCCGCCTCGATCCCACGGACAACACGCTCCAGCAGCGCATCGGTGACTACCTCGACCCCGAAGACGGGTGGTTCGCCGTCGAGAACGCCTCCTTCTTCAACACGCGCGGCGAGCACGCCGCCGCGACCGACTACCTGCGGCTCGATCTCGTCAGCTACAACGACACGATCTACCTCTGCAACACGGCGCACACCTCCGCTGGCGCGATCCCCAACGGCACCTTCTTCTCGCCCGTCGTGGACCTCTCCGCCTCCGGCGTGTCCTCCTTCAACGGGCGCACCGGCAGCGTCACGCTCACCCTCGGCGACCTGACGGGCGTCCTCGGCTACGTCCCCGCCGACCCGGCCACCCCCTCCTTCACTGGCCCGCTGACCATCGAGGCGACCAGCGCACTCCCGCTCCTGACGGTCCGCGACCCCAACGCTGGCCCGCAAGACCTCGCGCTCTTCTCCACCACTGGCACCGCCAATGGCGACGAGGCCCGCATCTACCTGTCGGCCAGCGACACCCTGACCCGCTCCGGCTACATCGGCGGCCTTAACATCCAGTCCGGCGCAGCCAAGGAGCACGCCCTCACCTTCGGCACCAGCGCGCCTGCGGCGCAGCCTGTCGAGCGTATGCGCATCTCGCACCTCGGCGTGTCCATCGGCAAGACGGCCCCCTTCGGACTCCTCGATGTCGCGGGCGACATCGTGCTCTCCGGCGACCTCAAGGGCCACGACGGCAGCACCTACCAGAGCCTCGCCATCAACGCCGCCGACCTCGACTTCAAGATCGGCGGCAACTCCAAGATGACCCTCAACAGCTCGGGTCAGCTCTACATCAACGGCTCGATCACCACCAGCAACGCCGCGCTGCAAGTCAATGGCTTCATGCGCACCGGAAATATCTTCATCCACACCGGCGGCCTCAACCCGGTCGCCGACAGCAACGCCAAGGCGCTCGACAACGTCGCGGGCACCCTGCGCTGGGATGGAGACCCCATCTCCCTGCAAGGCCATACCCACGCCATCGCCGACACCACTGGCCTCCAGACCAGCCTCGACACGCTCCAGACCAATATCGACGGCAAGCTCTCGCTTACCGGCGGCACCGTCACGGGCAACATCGAAGTCAGCACCAGTGGCTCCACCGGCTCCGTCCGGCTCGTCTCGGGCACCGTCACCAACACCGGATACGTCGGCTTCCACGACGCCACGGGAACCCGCGCTGGCTATATCGGCTACGGGGACGGAAGCAGCGTCGCCCTGAACGCCGAAGGCGGGCGACACATCTCCTTCAACATGGTCCCGAGAGTCAACGGAACCCCTGTCGAACTCACCGGGCACACTCACGACTACCTGCCGCTGACCGGCGGCTCGCTGACGGGCAGCCTGTCGGTCGGCTCCGGCCTGAACGTCCAAGGCTTCTCCACCTTCACCGAGGGCGGCGGGGCAGGTTTCAGCGCCGCAGGCTTCACCGGGAACCTTGTGGTCGAGAGCGACGGCTCTGTCGGTATCTCGATCCTCACCGCGAACAACACGCAATCCGCCATGGTTGCCTTCGGCGACCCGGAGAACTCGACGGTGGGCCGTGTTCAATACGACCACGCCTCCGACGCCATGGTCCTGCGAGCCAACGACGCGCTGATCTTCAACCGCGCCGGAACCAACAAGGGCCTCTGGAACAACGATGGCCTCGCCATCGGCCACATCGTCCCGACCAACCCGATCCACACGGTCTCCTCGTCTTGGACCCACGCCCTCTTCGAGGGCACCGGGACCAAGTCCCAACTGGCCTTCAAGGACAGCGCCGCGACCGGCGGCAACTATGATGTCGGCATCGGCTCGGACGGCGACAAGCTCGTCTTGCGCACCTCCAACACCGGGCGTCTCTTCATCGACAGCGCGGGCAACGTGGGCATCAATGCCTCCGTGCCCACCCAGAAGCTCCACGTCGCGGGCGACGCCCTCGTTGCCAACGGCGCGGACAGCCGCATCTACCTCAACGACACCGCCTCCGGCATGATCCAGTTCGCGTCCAGCCAGATGCGCGTCGCGGCCCTCGGCGCGAACTCCATCGGCTTCTGGGCCAACGGCTTCGAGCGCCTCTCCGTGATGTCCACTGGCCGCGTGGGCATCGGCACCAGCGCGCCCGACGCGCTCCTCGAAGTGCTCAACGGCGGCCATGCCGACGTGTTCATCAACACCCTCAATACCGCGCGCCGCTCGGAACTCATCCTCCAAGAAGTCAGCGGCAACACGGGCATGGTCCAGTGGCGCGGCACCACCGTCGCCAGCGATCCGAACCAGATGTGGGTCGGCACCTCCATCGCTGCCAACCTGTCGCTCGTCACGAACAATGCCCGCCGCCTCACCATCCTGCCCTCTGGCTATGTCGGTATCGCCAAGGACGTGCCGACCGAGCCGCTCGACGTGACCGGCAATATCCAGACCAGCGGCGTCATCAAGATGACCTCCGTCGCCGGGCGCACCAAGCTCCGGCTCTGGGCCGGTGATACCTACGGTGTCGGCATGGAAACGGGGTGGACCTTCGGCTCCCTCAACGGCGACTACGCGATCACCTTCCAGAACAACACGGGCGCTGCCCGTGGCTTCTGGTGGGGTGCGAGCACGCACACCACTGCCCAAGGCGTCATGGCCCTCAACATGAGCGGCCAACTCACCGTGGCCGCCTCCATCCGCGTGGGCTACGGCACCTCGGACACCACCCTCCATGGCTCCGCAGACCTCGACGTGGCCGGGACGGCCACGGTCGAGGGCGGGATCGAAGTGGGCTACCGCAAAATCCCCAAGTCCGGCACCGTCTCCGGCACCCTCACCGCCAGCCACGTCGGATACTGCCTGCCCGCCACCGGCGGCATCACCGTGCCCAACGCCGTCTTCGCCGCTGGCGACGCCGTCTCCATCTACAACAACAGCGCGTCCTCCATCACGATCACGCAGGGCGCGTCCCTCACCCTGCGCCTCGCCGGGACGACCACCACCGGCAGCCGCACGCTGGCCCCGCGCGGCATGGCCACCATCTGGTTCAACGCTTCCAACGAGGCGATCATCTCGGGCGCGGGAGTTTCCTGATGGCCATGATGCAGATGCTCCTCGGCTCCGCCGGGGACACGCTCTCCCTCTCGAACCAGACCATCACCAGCGTCGTGGCCTCTCCGGCCACGGCGAGCACCGTCTATTACCTCAACAACGACGGGACCATCCAGCGCGAGATCAACGGCGTCGTCACCGGCCTCGGCGACTGGCTCGTGCCCGGCGTGAACGCCTCCAACTACGAAGTCTTCGCCACCCTCGACTCCGGCTCCCTCACCACCGGCACCACTGGCTCGTGGCTCAACCTCGGAACCTCGCGCGTCTGGAGCCTCACGAACTCCTCCTTCGGACCCCAGACCACGCAGATCACCGTCCAAATCCGCCGAACCGGCACCGCCACCATCCTCGCATCCGCGACGATCACCTTCAACGCCGAGGTCGAAGCCTAGCCTCCACAGCCTCCACAGCCTCCACCCGGCGGGTGGAGGGGGACGACGCCAACAGGAACAAAACGCTAACCCAGCAAGATCATCGTGCCCCTGCCCTCCCCCAAGAAGAACGCCCTCATGGACCCTGAAATCGCTCGCACCATCGGACAACTCGAAGCCAAGGTCGAAGCCTTGGCCGAAGCCGTATCCAGCCTCAAATCCGAGACGCATACCATCTCCAAGACGCTCTCCGAGGCCAAGGGCGGGTGGCGCATCCTGCTCCTCATCGGCGGCGCTTTCGCCGGGATCGGCGCGGCCTTCTCCCACATCGTCAACTGGTTTTCCACGCACTTCACCCCGCCCATCAACTAAGAAAACTCCACCACATGGACGACAGCGCCAAGCTCACGGCCCAAAAACGCGAAATCGAGAAGCTCACCACCTCGCGCGGATGGGCCATCCTCACCGAAACCATGCGGAACGAGATGGTCCTCGCGGCCTCCCAGATCGCAGAGAACCGGAAGATGGACCTCGACGAAGTGAACTTCCGACGCGGCGCAATCTGGGCCGCTCAACAACTCCTGAACATGCCGGAGTTGATGCTGGCTCGTCTCGAAGGAGACATCCTCATCGCGGCATCCAAGGAGGCCCTCAAGCCAACCCCCGCCAAGGCCGGGGAAGGGAGTGAATAGAAATGCCCAACGACCAGTCCATGGTGGACGCCATCGCCTCGAAGGTGATGGGCGTTGAACCCCAAGCCCCCGCCCCCGCCGCTCCGCAAGCCCCTGTGGCCCCGGCGGCCCCCGCCGAAAAAGACACCCCGACGGACAAGGCAATCGAAGCTGGCTCGCCCAACGACGAGGCCGCCAAGATGACCGCCGATCCGGTCATCTACGAAATCGAGATGGGCGACGGCAAGAAGCGCAAGCTGACCCCCGAACAGATCAAGGGGATGACCGACCGCTACAGCTCGCTCAACTACAAGCACGCGCAGATGAAGCCCGTCTTGGACATCGTCGATGCGATGCTCAAGAACAATCCCAACGCGAAGCCCGAGCACGTCGCCCAATTCATGATGAGCATGATGAAGGCTGGCGAGAAAAGCCCGACCATGGGCCAGCCCCAGCAGCCCCAGCAGAACCAGCAGCAGCCGCCCGACGTGGACCCCTTCGCCAAGTGGGAGGAGGACAACTCGGCCACGCTGCCGCCGGGCTACCGCGAGATGATGCAGGGCAACAACGGCGTCATGAACGAGATCGCGCAACTCAAGCAGATGCTCGGTCAAGTCCTCGCGTCTTCGCAGGGCGTCGCCGACGCCGCCCGCGCTGGCCAGACGGATGCGCGCCAGAACCAGATCGCCTCGATCCAGCGCTCCATCGCCAACAACGTGGATCGTGCGCAGTCGGCTCTCCAGCTTCCCGACAGCGAAGCCGAGAACTTCATGACCTTCGCCGCCGAGCGTGGCTACTCCCTCGAAGACTTCGTGGACCCCTCGCTCACCCTTGCGGTCATGCGCGACTACAAGAACAACATGAACTCGCCCGAGTTCGAGCGTCTTGCGCAGATCAACAAGCGCCGCCAAGCGTGGACCGGCGGAGCCATGGGTGGCACGCCCAGCGCCGCCGGGACTCCGCCCGTCGAGGGCACCGGCAATGCCGCCTTCGACGCTCTGACCAAGACGGCTCTCGCGAAGCGCCAGCGCTAAGACCACAGCCACCACCACCCGCCGGGTGGTGGTGGTTCACCCACCTCCAAAAAAAGAACAAAAAAGAGAACAAAGAGGGACGATAGCGCCCTCGATCTCCCCTTATACATCCCACTCGGAAGCAAGACGGGCCGCCAAAAGCCGCTGCGACAACGCTTCAAGTGTCAGATTTAGGGACGGCAATCTCCCCTAAGACGCGGAAAACAAACCCTTTTCCCTTTGCGCCTCTGCGCGCACCGTCCTTTGGAGACACCAAATGTCCACTGCTGTTCTTGGCCTTCGCGGCACCGGCGAGTTCGATACCGACTTCCGTCCGAAGAACTACCGCGAACTGTTCACCCTGCTCGAACCCAACGGCAATGCGCCTCTCAACGCGCTCCTGTCGATGACCTCGTCCGAGTCCACCGACGACCCCGAATACAAGAACTTCCGCGACGAACTGCCGGACCGGAAGCTGATTGTCTCGGGTGCCATCGCTGGCACTCCGGCCACTGGCACTGCCGCCAACATCACGCTCACGGCGTCCAACATGAACATCTACGCTGTCGCTGGTTCCCTCGTGACCAACCTGCGCACTGGCGAAGTGTTTCGTGTGACCGCCGATACCACGGGCGTCACGCTCGCGGTGACGCGCGCTGTCGGTCAGGCCACCGGCGCGGCTATCAACGACGCTGACGAACTCTACGTCATCGGCTACGCCGCTTCGGAAGGCTCGAACGTGCCGACCGCCCTGTCCTTCGACGCGGAAGTTGCCAGCAACTACACGCAGATTTTCAAGACGACCTTCTCCGTCACCGGAACCCAGAAGGAAACCTATCTGCGCACTGGCGACAAGATGCAGGAGGCCATGACCAAGGCGCTCAAGCTGCACATGCAGGACATCGAGCGCGCCATGTTCTTCGGTCGCAAGTCCGAAATCAATGGCACGACCGCGCAGCCGACCCGCACCACGGGCGGCCTCATCAACGAAATGACCAACGTCATCGACGTGACCACGGATACCGCCGTGGCCGGCACGATGACCGAGGCCGAGTTCGATGCGGCCCTCATCGGTGATGTCTTCGCCTACGGCTCCTCGCAGAAGATCGCCTTCTGCGGTGCCACCGTGGCCGCCAATCTCCAGAAGATTGCCAAGGCCCGCTGGTCGCCGGAAAGCGTGCAGGGTGCCTACGGCGTCAACCTGACGAACTACAAGACGTTTGCGGGCGACCTCATGGTCCACCTGCACCCGCAGTTCCGTCAGATGACCGGCATGGCGAACGCCATGGTCATCATCGACTTCCCGTATCTCAAGTATCGCTACATGGAGAACCGGGATACCAAGCTGCTCGAAAACATCGAGACGCCCGGTGAGGACATCTCGAAGCACGCTTACCAGACCGAGTGCGGTCTGGAGCTGACCCAGAGCAAGGTCCACACCCTCATCAAGAACTGGAACGTCGTCTAAGGACGACGCCTCCCAGCCTTCTGGGCAATGTCTGGGCCGGAGCCAACGCTCCGGCCCTTTCATTTTCTGGAGAATATCTATGCCTCCCGCCAAGAAGGCAGCCCCCGCTACCACCCCCGAAGCCAAGACGGAAGACACCGGCCCGGTCGGCACCAAGCTTCCCAAGGACGAGTCTCCCTCGGCTCCCAAGCAGAGCGATTGGGTTCTGTTCGTCTCGACCGACAAGGAAAGCGTCAGCTTCAATATCGGCCCCTTCCCGTCCTTCCGCTGGGAAGGCGAGCGCCTTGCGTGGCGTATCCCCGCCGACAAGGCCGGGCGCTACGACGCGCACCACTTCGTGGTCTCTGGCCGGGTGCGCCGCGAGCAGGTGAGCATCTAACCAAGACGGAGTCGCCTCATGGCCAGCAGCGTCCATAATCCGCAGATCAGCGAACCCAACTCTCCCTTGGAGACGCTGGCTCGCCAAGCGCTGCGCCGCTACGGCGACTTCGTCCCCGGCTCCGTGGGTGGCGACACCATCCTCATGTTCCTTGAGTTCGCCAACCTCATCCTCGACGAAGTCCGCGCCCACCCCTACTACGAAGACGCCTACACCAAGGGCCTCATGACCGATCTGGACTACTACACGTCCCAGACCGACATCCGGCCCCTGCCGGACGCCATCATCATCCAAGGCCTGCTCTACCACTACGCGGTCCAGCAGATGAGCCAGAAGGCCCAGACCTACATGGGCCAGTATGCGCGCACCATGAACCAGCGGCTCCTCGGCATCCTGCGCGGCCATGGCCCGATCACCCTCGAAGTGATGGATGGCGGCAGTCGCGGAGGCCGCTCTTGAGTTCGACCCGTTCCCCGCGCGGCTTCCCCGAGAAGCCCTCCTCCTACGATGGCTTCATGGGCCTCGACGACAGCCGTGCCCGCACGGCCATGGAGACCGGGCAGCAGCAGCATCTCGCCGCGATCAACAATGCCTATTGCGACTGGCGCGGCCAGATCGTGAACGAACCCTCGATCCAGAAGCGTGCGGGCGACTTTCCGGTCCACCACATGCGCTGGTTCGCACCGACCCTCCTGTGCTGGGCGGAGAAGCGCGGCGACGGCGTGTGGTTCAACAACGACGAGGGCCACGAAGTGGACCCCGGCTGGCCCACGACGGCGATCCCCAGCTCGGTGATCTTCAACCGCAAGGCCTTCTTCCTTGCCGCTGGCCTGCAACCCTATGTCTATGACGGGTCCAAGTGGGAGGCCGCGCAGAGCAACAGCCTCACGCTCTTCCGCCCCGCCTACGCCGTGGCCGTCCAGCGCCGCCTCTGCGTCGCCGGGGCCGCCGGGCGCGATACTATCGTGGACATTTCGCGCGTCGATAACGACCAGATTTTCTCCGACGAAGAACCTTCCGACAGCGAGAACGTCTTGCGTGCCGGTTACATCGACGTGGGCAATCTGCTGGGCACCGCCGACCGCATCACCGGCCTCGGCTCCTTCGAGCAGAACCGCATCGCGATCTTCACGCAGGACCGCTGCCTCGTCTATCAGATCGACCCCGACATCAACAACTGGCAGATCGAGGACCGGACCAACATCCAGATCGGCTGCGTCTCGCACAACTCCATCGTGCAGGCCGGGACCGACCTCCTCTTCTGCTCGCGCTCGGGCATCCACTCGATCCGCCGCAGCGCCGAAAACGGCATCACCGTCTTCTCGCACTCCATGTCCGACAAGGTCTCCGTCACCTACCGGAGCCTGCTGGCCTCCGTCGATGACTACCAGCAGATCACGGGCGTCTGGGACCGCGACGCGCGCCAGTATCGCGTCTATTTCCCCCTCAAGAACGGCGAAGTCCGCGCGCTCGTCATGACCCTCACGCCCACCGACGAGATGCTCCAGTCCGGGCGCGGCGAGCCGATCCCCAAGTGGAGCACGGCCTCCGGCCTGAATACCATCACCGCC